GGTAGACTTACCCGCACCGTTTTGACCCACCACAAGTGTGGTAGGGGAAGTATCGAATTCAATCTCTGTAAAATTATTTCCCGTCGATAGGAAGTTCTTGAATCTCAGTTTCTCGAAATGTATCATCTTCTGTAAGACCGCACCAGTCGCACGGTGTCCCTTTCTCAAATCCCATTATGTCTTTCTGCACTTTACAATAGTGTTCCCAGAAAGCAAATCCATCACTAAATCCTAGACCCATTACACAATCTCCATTGTCTGTGCTTCCATCATAAGGTCAGATATCTCTTTCTTAATCCTACCCTTATCTAGGTCTGTATTAACAGCATCAATATAATTATACACGATTGTTTCAGTATCGTCAAGCGAAATCTCTTCGTCCCCGACATTTTCTCCGATGAACTCTTTGAAGTCCTCTTGAATTTTCAGTTCGTGTATCTTCTGAGCCTGCACACGGTCAATGAACCGTTCAAACTCATAGGGGTCACCCTTGTTGGTGACAATGACCTTGACGAACTTGTTGTCCAAATACTTGAGGTCTTTGAACTTGTTCATGTTCTCGTGGTCGTAGTAAATCTTCTCATAGATTGTGATTGGGTTACGCACCGCAGTCACTTCTCTTGTTTCCGTATCGAGAATGTGGAAATACTTGTCATCGTTGCAGTCGTTCCAGAAGAACTCCATCTGACTTCCCAGATAGTGAATGTTACCCTGTGATGACTTGGCATGGAAGTGACCAGAGAGAACTGACTCAAAACGGTCAAACAGTTTTGGAGACATACCATCTTGACATGGCATACCCTTCTGCATTTCAAACCCTTGTAGTTCTAGGTGTGCGCCAATGAAGTCTACCTTACAAGTCTTAATGAACTCTACGGACTCCTTTTCATTATCAGGACAAATCCACGGAACAAGCCCAATCTTCAAACCATCATAGTCCATGACCTTTGGTTTGAGAATAAGATTGACCTCATTCATATAGTGACCCTGTAACTCTTTGAGAGCATTCAGTTCAGTCGTGTTCTTATAATACATGTCATGGTTACCGATGATGATGTCCATCGTGATACCATATTGACGCAAAGGTTCTAGAAAGATTTTGCGATTGTGTTGCAGTGCCTTGAAGTTGATTGTCTTACGATTGTCGTAGTAATCACCCAAGTGCAGAATGTGTTTGATATCGTTCTCTAACAGATAGGGAAAGAACACGTCCCGATAGAACTGTTCTTGGTAATCCATAAAGATGTCAGAGGAGTTGCGAATACCGCAGTGCGTATCATTAAGAATCGCTATCTGCATTGCGAACTCTCCTAAGTGCTTCGGCCATGCTTAGTTTTACGGCACTACTATTCTGTAGTTTGATTGCCTTCTTACGTTCTTTACGAACTGTAACTCTCTTCTCTTTATCCATCAGTAACTTAACCTCTCTGACTCAATGATTGTTCTACTCTCTTCTATCCACTCTTGGTAAGACTTATTGTCTTTATATAACTCACGTTTCTCAGGTGTGCCGAAATACTCGACAACCCATCGCGCTTGTTCTAGGGTCTTCCCGTGATAAGATAACTTTTTCATTTTTATATTATACCAAATACGACATACAATGTCAAGTAAAAAGATTGGCTCCACCTGCTGGGCTCGAACCAGCGACCTAATGATTAACAGTCATCCGCTCTACCAACTGAGCTAAGGTGGAATAATGTGGCGGAGGGTGAGAGATTCGAACTCTCGAAGGGCGTGAACCCTTGCTGGTTTTCAAGACCAGTGCTTTCAACCACTCAGCCAACCCTCCTAATCTGAAATAAAATCACTCAAGTCAGAGTCAACTTTGACCGTGCGTTTCTTGCGTTCCTTCTTGACAACCTCTTTCCACTCAGAGTCTTTCTCTTTGATTTCATCAATCCGAATACGGAGTTGGTCAACAAATGCTTGTGCGACAGAGGCAGACTGAGCATCACCCAACTCATTATCAAGGAAGTTCTCAATACCAGACTGGTTAATATACTTCATCTTGATATCTTGTTGTTTCTTTTCTTTCTCGATGCGGCGTAGAAAAGCATACCATGAAATCTGTGTGAAGTATGCAAACGCATTTGGTTTACCTGTGCGTGTTGCTTTATCAATGTCATAGTTCTCGATTGCTTTGAGACAGTTCTCAACAGCATCCATCACCATCTCTTCACGATAGGTGTATCGAACAAAGTTAGACTTATGAGACAGACCTTCAGAGATTTTCAGAAAACATTGTGCAATGTAATCCGTAACCTTTGGTAAGTCTTTTTCTCGTTCTCTTGCATGTTTTACTTTAGTGCAATAGTCAACAACAGCCTGAGAAAACTCTGCGTTATTGACATAGTGTGGTCTATCTTTTGGTTTCATAATTTACTCCATTATGTAAACATTATACTACAATTTTCTCTTCATGTCAACTAAAAAAAGTGCTTGACAAAACTTGTAATCCGTGTTATAATTAAGATGTCTTTTGGGAAGGGTTGGATACCACAGTTCCGGCGACACAATACCTGTGTCCTTCAAATTGTTTCGAAACTGTTTCGTGTATCATGTGACCTCTAAAAATAACAAGCATTCCATTCTCAACCTTTAATTCATAATCCATATTAGGAAAAATCAATCCTGAACAATCTTCAGGAGGATTAATGTAATAAGTGAAAGCAAATGTTGCTGGCCAGTGGTCATGTGGCGTTGTAATTTCTCCACTATTATATCTTGTCCCCCACATCACATTACAACTAAGGGTATCTATGTATGTATTATACCACCATTCATTATTGTAACGAAATACATGGTTAGGATGTTCAGTCTGTAAGTCATATGTAAAATCTTGACAGGACTTGAGAACGAGTTGGGATAGTTTTTCGAATTCTGGATAAACCTCATGCATATTTCCTAATGTGCAATCAGCTTTCACATTAGTGGTATGATTCATTGCATCACCCAACTCATCAATGCGATTCACTATTGATGAGTTCATATCTTCATCATCTAATGTCGTTACAAAGATATATTCATTATCATCATTACGAAGAGTTAACATTTAGTGTAGAGTCCTCTTGGACGGGTCAAACTGTATAATATTATCATCGGAGTCACCCGAAATTTTTTCAACATACTCTTCAAGTTTACTGGCTTCTTCCAATACTTGTCGTGTCATCTTATTTACACTATCAATATCTTCGAAGGGTTCGTCTCCCCGACTCTGTAGATATTCTTTGTTGCGTTGTTCCCACATCTTTGCCATATCATCTACCGCTTCATCATACTGTGAGATAAGTGACACAGGCGGTTGTGCAATACCAATAACATGATTGCCATTGAGGACTAGAAGGTCATCAGGATTTTCTTGATAGACCATCCACGGACGGAACGAGTAGTAACGAACACCAGTCTCCATTTCGCCCATCACAAGTTTCATGGCCTTCCTCACGACAAGTTCTAGTTCTTCTTCGTTATTCCATTGAATTACTTCACAGACGATTTCTTCACCTGATGCGAGTTTGAACTGTCTTACTTCGTTTTCTGCCATAGTTTTTCCTTCATTAAATAATTATTTATACGAGAGTTTACTTCTTTTATATTCTTCTATAAATTCATCTCGTATTCGTAAATTAGCTCGTTTTTTTGCGGGTGATTTATAATAATCTTTAACACCACTTATATCACCATTTTTATATTCAGTCATCCAAGCATTAGCACCCTCAAAACAATATGTTGAATCTATTTTCTTCTCAGCTCTTTCACTGATGAAATCTCTACACCAATCAATAGCATCAACCCAACCATAATCACCACTAGGGTGAATCCAAGAATTCATATCAACTTGAAAATTATTATTCTGGTTTTGTTGTCTCTGTCTCTCCACCTCTTCTAATATAGCTTTGAGAGATGGAGTTAATGTATTATACGATGGGTTCTCTTCGAATGTGTAACCTATGTTAACAAAATCATCTGTGATACTACCATCAAGTTTGTCGAGGCCATCACCTGTTCCATACGCTTGTTGTAAAAATAATGGTAGATATGCAACAGTATTATCTTTCCAATATGTATTTAACCACTCCTTACCATCATCTAGAGTTTCAAAAGACTCATGTGGAAGACCACAAATCATGGTCATAGAACCTTCATAAAAATACGGACTTTTTTCCCAGAAGTAATCCTGAATCTCCAGAAGACCATCTTTCATCTTATCGGGATGCATACCCTTACCCATAGTCTTAGCCGACTCGTGATTGAAGGATTCTACACCATAACTATGTGAGGTAAATCCAGCATCAATCATATCGTCCCATGTCTCTTTACCATGATGGATAAGAAGGTCTGCTCGAGCGTAACCGTTAAGTTGAGGTTGGAAGTTCAATTTCCGAACAGCATCACCAACCATTTTCATTTTATCTTTACTATCGTTCACCGTATCGTCGGTGATATAGTAACTTTCAATTCCCCAACGTTCATAGTTTTCTTTTAATTCATCATGAACACTTTCCTCATCCCTCATCATATTGCCTTTAAGACCTAGTAGAGGAAAGCTACAATACTTACATTTGAAACGACAACCTCGACCCAATTCGATATTTAGAGTTTCGTATGGTTGAATGAAATCCCGTTCCTCGTAAGAAATATTCGCATCTCTCTTTGGGTAACACGGATAGTCTTTTGTCGTATCAATAATCTTAGTTCCAAGTCGGTCGAGTGTAGTTTCTTTGGGTGGTTCTCCTTGACCCATCAAATACTTCAATACAGCATCTATAGCATACTCACCATTACCGGCAATGAAATAATCTGCATTTACACATGTGATTGCATAGCCCTTCACACCACCAGAAATTACTTTAACCCACGGATATTTTTTTCTCACATAATCAAACAATTTATTAATGTTCTCAACTGCGTCTAGTTGAGCATAGAAAAGTAAACTTACACCGATGAATACTGTATCCTTAGTAATTCTCTTATCGACATAATCAGTCAATTCATCATATGAAAATTTCCAAAGGTAATCAAGACATTCGATGTCCCATCCTTGTTTTCTTAGGTGAGTTGCGATTCTGTGATTTCCAAAAGAACGATAGTAATCGGGTTCTCCATAAACTCTTAGTCCAGTGCTATTTTGTTCGAAGAAAGAGGTGACCTTAAACCCACCAAATAATAGTCCATGCATTATTTCAAGTCTACTTTATAAATCTTATGAGGGAACTGTTCTTTGGTATATATCTTAATTCTTTCTGCGCTGTGTCGTAGGGTAAAGTTCTTGTGTGACCTAATGTGTAAGTCATCTGCGATATCGTAGAGTTGTGTGACCGACCCGTCATCTGACTGACGCAAGCCCCGTCCTATCGATTGCAGAACCTTGACCTGAGACTTACTAGGACTAGCAAAGACAATGTTATGCAGATTCCTAATGTTGATGCCTGTGCTAAAAGTGCCAAGTGATGCGACGATGATAGCATTTTTCTGTTTCTCCACGATGCCGCGAATCTGTTCGCGGTCAGTTGCATCCACCTCACCCGACACATAGAAAATCTTGCGACCTTCCTCTGCCTTGTCTCTCATCATGTCAAAGAGAATCTTACCATGTTTCTCTACGAACTGAAAGAGAACCAGAGTGTTACCTGTCTGGTCAAGTGCGAGATTGGTGATTAGTTTATTACGTTTCTCATTGCGAACAATGTAGTCAATCTCTTCCTGATAGGTTGCGTCCTTCAACATATGACATACATCATTGTGATACCGCAACAACAGGACAGATATATTTAGTTTCGCAAGCGTTCCCTTCTCCTGTAAATCCCGTGTCATAGTGACACGTTTGGTTGGCCCGAACAGACCCTCCAATACCAGTTTGTTGGTTTCAGTGCCGTCAAGCGTGCCAGTGGTGCCGAAACGGTATTCTGCGTTGACACACTTGTTCATGATACCTGACAGGGACTTTGCCTTGAACAAATGCACCTCATCTCCAAATACGCAACCGAAGTTTTCGAACCATTCCTTCGGGAACTTGTAGATAGATTGCCACGTTGAGATGACGATTTGTTTGTCGGTGGTCTTGTCCTTACCAGAATAAATCTTGTGACATAGGTCGGGGTCAAATCCGTAGTCGGCAAAGTCCTTGTGCATCTGTTCTACCAGACTCGTTGTAGGAACAACAATAAGAATCTGTTTATCATAGTTGTCGATATACCAACGCATAAGATTATAGATGATGAATGACTTACCCGAACCTGTGGGCGACAGGAGAACCGCTCGTTTCTTTTCGATGCCGTGAGTGACCGCATCATACTGATAGTCACGCAACTCAAAGGGCATCTCTAGTTCACTCTGGAACTTTACAAGGTTCTGGTGTTGGATATGGTTTGTTTGTGCGGGGTGTCCGTAGTCCGTCTCCTGTAGTTGGAGAGGATACATGCGGTCAGAACAAAACTTCTTCAGATGGTCATAGAGACCAACGTTCAGTTCGCGAGTGACCTGATTGAATAGTTTGATTTTACCGTCCCACTTGCGTGACTTATACATCGGCATAAACTTATAGCCGGGGACGAAGAATGAAAAGTAGTCGCGTAGTTCTGGTAGTTGATGTGCTTCACAGTCAACCAACATCATAGAATGGTCTTTAAGACCGACAGTTATAGTATTGGGAAGAGACATTATGCTCCTGCTTCAAACTGTCTCCATCTAATCATGTTACCGATTGTCTGATGCCGCCAGTTTAGATTACTCACGATTTCTTCAAGAGTATCTATAATCGTTTTAAGATACTGGATTCTCATCTCTGAGTCCTGTATCTCTGGGTCACTATCATAGTAGTGTTCCATCTCACCTTTGAGTATCTTGAGACCATTGAAGGGGTCAGGATTCCAACCCTTCTCCTTCAACTGTTCTTCATCCATCTTACCGTTGTAGTATAACCACTTGTCCTTGAGGAGTTCTTTCTGTTTGAACTCAGCCTTCTTCAGACGTAGTTTGGTAAGAGAGAGATACTCAAGATACTTCGAGTGTAACGCAGGGGTCACACGCGAAGTCTCGTCAAGTTGATGTTTCGCAATCTGCGAATCTTCTTTCCACTCAGCGAGGATTGTTTCTAAATCAATCATCTTGGTATCCTGATATTGGAGCGGACGGAGAGAATCGAACTCCCGTCGATGGGTTGGAAACCCACTGCATTACCACTATGCTACATCCGCATTGTGTTTATATATTAACACATTATAGGGTAAATGTCAAGCCGCTGCGTCAATGACATCCATTGTTTCGGTATCCAAACCAATAGAATGTAACAAACCATTCTTGTCTTTCAGGGCACGGGTTGCGATAAGGTAAGCGATACTACCCCTTGCATTACCGGCCAATCGACCATGAATCAGTTGCGTTTGTTTAGGATTAACCGATGTGTATTTTTCGAGTGACTCGATAATCTCGTCTACTGAATATGCTTGTTCCGCATCTTCATTTTTTTGAAGAAGATATGCCAATCCAGTCAGAAGATATCCAGATACAGTTTCGTCTTTGTAAACATCTCTGACAATTCGTGATGATTCAACAAAAAATTCATCTAAGATATTATCCTGCATAAAATAATTATTACGGAGTTCGACAAAACCACCAAAGAGGCGGCCGCCAGGGTTCAAACCTTCGATATCGAGTTGACAATTTTTGATGAGTTTCAAAAGTTCTAAGGCCTTTGGGTCACCATAAACTACTTCCGACTTGAAGATTTCTTCTGCTTTCATGCTCTCTTGGTCAGCGTTACGAGACTTAAAGTATCTCGCCTCTTGTTTCTGACACTCTGAAACACTAGAGTTCATAGGGTGAGTAAAAGTGGAGGCTTTGATATTCTTCAACCCACACAGTCCAGCCATAATGCAACGGCGAAGACCATCCCATACAAATTTTTCTTCTGATGGACGGACTGCAACATCAATTACGCCAGCTGAATACATATCAAATCCACTCAACTTCTTGAGTTTGTTAATCAACTTTTGAAGACGAATAATGCGTTGATAAGTCATGTCTACATAGAGTTCATCGAGATTTACAACACTAGTATCACTAGGGTTGTATGATGCATTGGTCTTCATATTAACCAATGTCTTTGTCTTCATGTTGTCAATTTGTTTGATTGTGTCGATAATTTCTTGAACGGAAACGACACCCGTTAGATTTGCGAGAGCTCCAGACACTTCGCTGAACTTAGTGCTTTTGCTAATTGGGGTTGTGTTAAAGTTACTCATATTAATCTCCTTGATTAATTTATATTTTGACATTCGGTATGAATGCCTTACACTGTTATATATAAGACTCTTTATCTTATAATATCAATTTCGTCTGCATTAACATTCCAAGACTCTACAACAGACCGCAGACGATTATCCTGTTTTAGAGTTTCATATCGAGTGGATGCCTTGTTGCGCCACCACTCTGTCACACCCTCAAGACTAAAACGGTCATAGTTTTCTTTCTTGACCAGTGTGTCAGTCTCAAGGTTGAGATACTGTTGCACATTCTCATACCCATAGGTTGAGTAGTAAGAACGTTTGCGTTCAGTCAATCCCTTTGCATCAATGAAGGTCTGACAGAACTTCTTATACGCAGACTCATCAACACTCTTGAGAGAGTTCTTGATGATTGCGACCATCTTTTGTTGCGTCTTCAGTTTACGAGATGAGGCGTCCGAAGGAACAAGAGGCACACCATCATTCCTATCAACGAACCAAGCACTAAGTCTGCGGTAGTTGTCATCGTTGATTAATGGTGCGAAGTTAGAGTCTGTCAGACCATTGTGTCTCAGGAACGGCTTCATACCGTCATACTGAGATGCAGACTTGGTTGACCCATACAGGGATGTGGTCTCAAACATACAGATGTTTGCATCGTATTTCTCATTGAGACGTTCCCGTGCCATATGGGAGCAACAGATAGCGGCAAGTAACTTACCACCAAGATAGTTAAAACCAAACGGTTGGGTTGGAACGATATTGAAGCCCATGATGCACGAGTCATTGAAACGTTTCATCACTTCGGGGTTCATTGTGTCTAGAGGTTTACCCAACCATTCATTGCGTGGTTTGGAGTTGATAGTCGGTGACCCGAAACGAATCATACCAACAACTAAACCTGTATTCTTTTCCTTTACGATAAAGTTAAGTTGTTTGCCTGGGATAGATGACTCGACGGGTGCAGATGTGGTAATCTCCATATACTGCATGAACTCATTGAGTTTGGGTTCGTAGATAACGAACTCCATATCTTTGGGGTGCATATCAAATTTATCGAAGATGTCTTCTTCGGGGCCCATGCCAGGCAGTGAGTTGAACCCACCCATGCGTTCTAGTTTGATTGTTCGCATGTAATCGTCGATACGTTCAAAGTTCTGGAAGAACTCCGTATAGACATTCGCAGCGTATAGTGCGTCTTCTTTATTTAAAATCATAGTTTGCCTCATCTTAACCCTTATTATACTCTATATAGCATTGAAAGTCAAGGGGAAAAGTCGTATAAATAGAGGTATAGATTAAGAGGATATCATGCCAGTTGATTCACAAGTTCAACTCCTAGACGAAGAACTAACGAGCAATCTCAATTACCTTACACCCACAGGGTTTCGTATCGTAATTGATAGAGCGCGTTATCCAAACTTGGAATACTTCTGTCAGACCGTAACACATCCAGGCGCAACACTCAATCCTGTTGAGTTACCTACTCGTCGCATTACATCTGTTCCACTGGCTGGTGACAAGATACAATTCACTGATGTGACCTTCACAATTATTCTTGACGAAGACATGACATCATACACAGAGATGTATAACTGGATGCTTCGTAATCTGAATGAAGGTCAGGTATCACCAAGTGAAAGACTTACCAAAGTCCCTACCTATTCCGACATCACCCTACACGTCCTGTCAAGTCATAACAATACGACCAAGAAGATTAGATACCTAGATTGTATCCCAACCAACTTAGGTCAGGTAACCTTCCAGTCTACCACAGGTGATGTTCAATACCTCACCTATGATGCGACCTTTAGATTTTCTCAGTTTGAAATCGTCTAATTCTTATCGATATTCTGTGCTAACTTAGCAGCGACTTCCAACCAGTATTCTTGAGCCCAATCAGACTTTGCATTCTCGTATGCCTTCATGGCATTACAGAGAAGGCGGGTATAATCAAACATCGACTTTACCCGAAGAGATACGGTGTCCAGTGACTTCGAATGTCTTATCAGCATCCATTTGCTTTGCAAACTTGGATGTAGCGACCAACTCACGAACTTTACTGATTGCTTGATTCTGAACGATGTCTAAAGACACACCCTCAAAACGTTTAGCTCCAGTAGAACCATCACCATAACGAACTTCCAAATCAGCGTAATACATATGTGTCATTGTTTATCTCCAATCGCATTAATAACTTCAACACCAAACTCTTTGACCAGTGTCTCTACACGGGCATCGCGGTCTACTTTGTAGGGGAAGAAGTATCCTACGATTTCTTCTCCAGTTACAGAGGTATCAACCTCTACCCAAAATTTTCCAAGACTATTAAGCATTGATTACGGCTCCTTTACCAACCCAAGTGATTTCTTCGAACTTCTCTTCGTAAGTCCGACCATCCACAGTGAACCCAACATCGTGCAGTTCAGTGAGAACAAACTTTACTGCTTCTTTTGCAGTATCAAAGACAACGGTGTCTTTTGCTTTACCAGTGATATTTACTTCATATTTCATAACTAATTTCCTCTCTCAAGTTATATCTTACATTACCAAATTAAACAGATAATGTCAAGCACTTTTTTTACTCAACTTCATATTCTTCAATAACAGTTGCTTCAACAAAACCCTTCTCAACGAAATAGGCAGCAGCACCCTGTGCCTCTTGTTCAGTCTCTAGTGCTTCAAACATACCAGCCAGAACCCGTCCAGTAGCAGCGTCTTTAACCAAGTAGTTCATAACGTTTCCTTTTCTCTCAACTACATATACACCATACGACATTTATCAGAGAATGTCAAGCACTTTTTTCAAAAAAAAAGCAAAAAAAGGGAGAGACCGAAGTCTCTCCCCAAAATAGTGGTAGGTAAACCCTACTCTTATTTTTAGTATCTTTACGTCAGGATGTTCGTGACTTTGAAGATACGGTAGTATTGGTTGGTTTTAACAGTAGCCAGACCGTCACTTGGCGTAGAACCTACGAATGGGTTTGAAGCCATACCGTAACGTGTCTTAAAGCCAATTTTCGGTTGGAAGTCGTTTTCGCCAACAGCCTTGACCATTTGCAGTGGAACGTATGGGCAATAGAATACGCCGCTGTCATATGGGTTTTGACCTTTATAACCAACGGTGATGTAATCGGTGTTGGCATATGGGTCAATGTATACACGCACACGACCATTCAGGACACCAGCGAAGGTGTTGCCTGTGTCGTCTACTTGCAGGTTGTTGCTAATTGCTGGAGAATAATCCAAAGAACCAGCAGCGGCAAGAGCGGTTGCAACATCTGAAGAACAGATGACTACGTTACCTTTACCACGACGAGTTTCTTTAGCAATTACATTGGCTTCACGGTCGATTTGAACCGTCAGACCTTTGAATTTCTCAGCAGACCAACGACCATCGGCATCTGAACTCAGATTGAAGATACCATTTGAGGTTACGTTTGCTTGTTGAGCACCAGTTTTAGCTTGGCTGTTAACCGTTCTGATAACTTCACGGTTGATTTCTGCCAGAATCTCAGCAGACAAAATGTTTGCCAACTCAGTTTCGGCATCCAGACCATGAATAGCTTTCAGGTCTTGTGCGAGTTCCAAGCTGTATTCTGCTTTCAGCGCACGGCTTTTGGCAGTTACAGTTTGACGCTCAATGGTGAAACCCATTTCGTTGAACGAAGAACCACCAGTTGCGCCCAGTGCTTCTGCGTCAGCGGTTGGCATACCACCAGCGGCGAGTGAAGTCAAACGAGCACCTTCGGAATCAATACCATTGAAACCAGATGCGTTGTCTGAGTCGTGAGTGCCTGAAGAGTCACCTGAGAACTGAGTCTCAGCTTCGTTGAACAGAGCTTCACGGTTAGATGTTGAACCACCTTGATAACGTGATTTCATCGCGAAGATGAGACCAGTTGGGCCGTTCATTGGCTGAACGCCACAAACGTCATATGCAATGAGGTTTGGCATGGCGCGACGAACCAGTGAAATCAATACTGGGTCGAAATTGTTTACTGAACCCGTTGCGTTAGCAGGGGCGGCAGCGTTTTCTGAAAGAAAACCAGCAGAGGCAGCAGCTTCTTCATTAAGAGCTCTCTCTTGGTTTTCCAGCACGGCAGCGGTTACTGCGCGGCGGTGAGCGTCTTGGATTTTCTCACCTTCATCGAGAACTGGAGCCCACTTCTCGATAAGACTATCGTATGATACTTGCATTGTTACACTTCCTTATGTTCTTGGTGCAGTTTTACGGATTGCCTGAAGGTATCTGTCCATTGAAGCAGAAGTTTCAACCGTAGTATCGGCATCTTCAACAATAGCTTCTTGTTCTTCAGGAGTTACTTCTTTTGCGAAATGCGACTCGACAATGATGCCAACTTTTTCAGCGAATGATTCTTCGCTGTCGAAGTCAACGTCTTCAACGAGTGATTTCAGTTTTTCGACTTGAGTCTCTGCAAGGTCACGAGACGCTTCACGGATAACCGTTTCGCGCTTGTAAACTTCCAGTTCTTCAGATGTCTCAATGACTTTCTGAGTTGTTTCGTTCAGTTTGCCTTCCAGCTCTTCAACGGATTCAGAAAGTTCGTCAACTAGGTCAACTTTAGATTCTGGAACTTCAATGTAAGACTCTGTAAACAGGTCTTTCAATTTGTCCATGAAAGATTCAGCAATATCGGTGCGAAGACCGTTTTGAATTGCCAATTTGTTATCTTCCATCCAAGTCTCAACAACGTAGTTGAGGTAGCTGTCAACTTTTTCTACAAGGTCAGATTTGGTAGAAGAAATCTCTTCGGCCAATTCTTCTTTGTATTCAGCTTCCAAACGGTCTACTTCTTCAGACAGTTTAGATTTCACAGCAGTTTCAAACAAGATAGCGGTTTTAGCTTTGAACTCTTCAGAGAGAGTTGCTTCAGACTCGACCAATGCATCAAGTTCGGCAGTAGTGTCAACACTGGTTTCAGCGATGACTTCATCTTCTTCCATGTCTACCGATTCGTTCTTCATATATGAGGCATACATGTCTTGCATTTCTGTTTTAGACATGCCACTCATTTTGTTGAACATTGCACTAATCATACCAGCTTTTGTTTTAGGTGCTTTTTCGCCTGCGTTTGCAGCGCCCTTGCCTGGTTCAGGTGACTTTTGTGTTGAACCAGCAGCCTTATCCACAGAGGCAATGCTCTCTGGTTCAGTTACTGGTTGTGCGGTGTCAGCCTTACCTTTAGCGGCAGGAGCAGAAGCTTCTTCAAGCGATTCGTCTTCGAGAGTATCCACGATTTCGTCTGTTACTTCATCGTGGAGTTCTTCGACTTCTTGGTTTACTTCTTCAGTCATATTAGACTCCTTACATACTAGATTTTAGTAACGAGAGGAAATTCTTAAACTCTCGAACACTTGTCTCATATAAGACAGGTTTCGGAGCGTTCTTAATTTCAGTCTCCATTTTTTCAATTACTTGAGGTTTCAGAACACCGTTATCCCAAACCCAATCGACACCTTCCATGATTCCATTAACAAATGCATCTGGTGCTGATGGGTCTTGCACGATGTCAACCGTGCTAAGAATAAAGTCGTCTTTAACGACCATTGCGCCGTTCCGTTGCTCAAGGCTACCCATACCACGAGTTGACACTCCTAGTTGAACACCACCGTCAAGAAGACCTTTAACAATCTTACCCATAGGAGTGTCAAGTATTTGTGCCTTTCCTACCACATCATTACCCTCAAACTTGAGGTCGGTGATGAGGTGAGAAACTTTATCAAGGTTAACAGTTGGGCCTTCAGGGTGATTCAACTCACCCACAGCACGTTTCTTGCTAACCTGTGTATCAACGTAATTCTTTACCGCTTTTTCCATAATTGGTTTCGGGTAAACACGTCCGTTGCGATTCTTTTTATCTGTCTGCGCGAAAACGCCTTCGATGACATATTTCTTCTCGCCATCTTCTTTCTTCTCCACAATACATTGTAGAGTGTCGTTTTCGGTAAATTCAGTAATAAGTTTCATTATGTTAATTCCTTTACTACTTGCATCGCAGACTTCTCTGCATCTTTCTGTGATTTGAAGGCATCCAGTCGGTCACCATCAATATACACAACAAAAGGCAGAGAACCCTTTTCCTTAGTGATGAGGACAGGGAGTTTCTTGACCTTTTTGTTGAAAACAACATCGCCTTTTGGCTTACGTCCTTTCAACTCACTAAGAAGTTCTTTATATGTTTTCATACCATTATTTATACAAAAAAAGATTTCTACAAACTAATTTTGTATATTAATCTTCAAGTTCCGCTAAGATTTCTTCGTCTTCTTCGACTGCGGCTTCTTCTTCTGCGGTGATTTCTTCTTCGGTGGTGATTTCTTCTTCTTCGGTGCTGGTTTCGATGTCGGCATCAAGCCCTGTCTCATCTTCTGCACCCAACTCAAGAGTTTCATCTTCTTCATCCTCAATATATTCGTCTACGATATCTTCGTCAGAGACTTCTTCTTCTTCGTCTCCATTAAACATTTGACTACCAACGGCTACACGTTGTGCTTCAAGTGCATCTGCCATCTTGTCATCAAGAATACTCTTGAACGAACCTTCTGCATTGTTTAGGTCGCCCGCAGTAATCTGATTGATAAGTTCTTCAACCGCACTAGGTTCTACGGTCTCAACTTCTTGTTCCAGTGTTTCTGTTTCACTCATTTTATACTTCTTCCTCATCGTCTCCGCCCGCTTCATTTTCGGACTCGACTTCATCTTTCATATTCTGGATGTCTTCCTCAGAGAAGTGCATCACATTTTTCATAACCCACTCGCGTGAGAAATACTCACCAACATACTGTGAGATTTGGTCAAGGGTTTGGAGTCTGTTGGTCAACAGTTCCGCATCCTTGAGTTCCGTAAAGTGGTTGTCTCTTTGGAAGTCAACACCCACCTGATGTTTCCATTGTTCCCAATCCTGTTCGGTAATGATACCCTTCATGATAAGCTGTTTGCGAAGGATACCCAAGAACATGGATGAGAAACGTTTACGCAGACGGTCAATGAACTTCTGGAACTTCACTTCGTCCCGTGAAATCTCAGTGGAACGACCCAATGAGAACTGCGCTTCTTGTTCCAGACGATTGATTGGCACGTTCAGTGAACGATACAGTCTCTTCTGGAAATAAATGATGTCATCAATCTGACCAAGATTTTCACCGCCTGGGAGTGTGGTAATCTCTGTTCCGCGACCACCTTCTCTACGAGGCAACCAGAAATCTTCGAGCATAGACATATGCTTGCGGTCATCTTTGATTGTGCCTGAGTTTGCATCGTATACAATCTTATTGCGATAACGAGACATGATGTCTTTCATGTATGCTTCAGATTTGTTACGAGGCATGTTACCAACATCGATATAGAAAATCCTACGTTCTGGAGCCCGTGCGAGACGGTAGATAACCAGACTGTCTTCCATCATGCGAAGTTGGTTGATTGGTTTCAGTGCTTTATGGAGATAGGATACAACCTGTCTCTTACTAGGGTCAAGCAGACCCGAACTTGTATATGATATTGCGTCAGGAGAAAGTTTTACGCCTTGATTAGTTCCCGCCCTCTCCTGATAGATATAAAATTCGTTGACCTTCTCGACAATCTTTGCGCCTGTCACTTGGTCTTTTTTGTGTTTGACTTCCTTGACCTTACGAATCTTTGCAGCATCGATAGGACGAATTTCCTGAATACCAGCCTTGAGGTTTGATTCGTTTGCGACCAAGTGAAAATAGATACGACCATCCACATAGAATGAACGGAACATGTCATGACCCAATTCATTAAACTTCAACATGTTATAGATGCCGTTGAATTCTTCGGTCATTTGTTTTTTGATTGAGTCAGATGTCTCAACCATATCGAGGTTCAACTCACACGATGAACCATCATCACCAACAATTGTTTCGTTGACGATATCTTCAATCGCGGCATCAACTTCTGGATGATGTGCAACACCTCGATACTTTACGATAAGTTGTTGGTTGTCCTTTGCTTGAGACCCATCCATGTCAATGTATTGACCATAGTGAGACCCTGAAGCAGTAACATACCCCGCGCCATCTTCATCAGCTGGGGTCACAATCGATTTTAATTTTTCATTCTCTTTCGGTTTAGTCTCGC